CCTGTTTTTTCTATGTAATATGAATATAAGCTAGGAGAATCATTAATATAATCAAAGAAAGCATGTGTTATATTTTTATTTAATACATACTCTTCTACTGTGTCACTAATGCTATCTATTGTGAAATCAGGCATGTACTCACCGAAAACTAAACTATCTTTTACTATGTCTACTGATAATTGTAATACGTACTCCTCTTCCTGTGTTATATCTTTCCACTCTGCTATTCTATCTTCCTCTATACCACTAACATGAGCTAATATACAATCTTGAATCTCTTCTTTTGTTAACTCTGTAGATATAAATAAACATGGTTGTTTTTTACCCACTGATATCCAATCTTTCTTAGTCCAATCATATATTTTGTCACATCCTATATTACAAGCATCAACCATTGATGACCTTGATTTTCCTCCTCCACTCTTTGAACTTCTAATTATAAATTTTTGTGTTCTCATTCCTCTAAATATCGTTGTGAGATAACCACTTTGGAAAGGATAACCCCATACATTTTCTTGTCGTTTATGTTCTGCTAATCTTTCCTCTAATTCTTCACCAACATGAAAGCTATAATTATCAGAGAAATCTGTGTTCCATGCATTTTTAAAATCCAATAATTTATTTGTAATCTTTGTCAATACTTCTTTACTATCCATTTTATCGAAAGCTTTCATTTTATCTTCTTTTTCTTGTTGTCTATAATCCGTTGTATCTAATTCATCATATTCTTCGTAAATAAACGATATGTCCATTCTTAATTCATCATAAGCATTTCTGAGTATGCTATATTTACGTACATTATCTCTATATAAACCAACATTATGTATTTTATCTTTTGTCTCAGCAATAGCATTCTCTATGTATTCAAATCCGTTATTAACATTCCATATATCAATTGATGTTTTAAAAAGTATCAATTCATTTTCAATTTCTACTGCACTTATTTTATTAATGTTTGATTTTTTAGCAATATTAGTGATAGCTCCCCATACTAATTTATGAAATCTCTCAGAGTAATCATTAGCTACTGTATTATATTTTTCATCTAGTACAAATTTAGGATTATTACAATATACACCC